TTTCAATCCAAGTTTCTTCCATTTAGTTTTCCTTTAAGTGGAGTATAGCATGGCACTACGAAAAGAACAACAGAGTTTAAAATCTTGGGCAGATGCTAAATGGACAACCAAAAGCGGTAAGCCCTCGTCAAAGACGGGGGAACGGTATCTGCCAGAAAAAGCTATAAAAGCGTTAAGCCCTGCGGAATATGCAGCCACGACAAAGGCAAAGCGAAAAGGTAAGGCAGCAGGTAAACAGTTTGTTGCCCAGCCTAAGCAGATTGCAAAGAAAACATCAGGGTTTAGATAATGACAACTTCAGGCACAGCAGCGTTCAACATCGATCTTAATGAGATTGTTGAGGAAGCGTTCGAGCGTTGCGGCTCTGAGATGCGCACGGGGTATCACTTACGTACTGCACGGCGGTCACTAAATCTGATGTTTGCGGATTGGGCGAACCGTGGCATTAATATGTGGACGTTTGAGCAGCAAGCCATAACACTTGTACAAGGACAGCCAACTTATGCACTTCCTGACGACACTGTTGATCTACTGGATCATGTTATTCGAACTAATGCCAACGTCGCTAATAACCAAGCCGACCTGACCATTACGCGTATTAGCGTATCTACTTACGCTACCATCCCTAACAAACTGAGTCAGGGACGCCCTATTCAAGTGTGGATTCAGCGTTTGGCGGGTAGCTCTTCGCTTTTGGTGGGAACTTTAGCCGATAACGTGCTTGCTACGACTACGAGCATACCTATTAGCTCTTTGGTGGGTGTGCCAAATGCCGGCTTTATTACGATTGGCGCAGAACTTATTGCATTTAACGAAGTGCAACCAGCGGCTAACGGTAACCCTGCATACTTGTTAAACTGCGCACGTGGGCAAGCAGGCACAACTGCCGCTAGCCATAGTTTAAATGCACCAATTAGCCTGACCCAAAAACAAAGCATCACAGTGTGGCCTACGCCAGATGCAGGTGCCACATACCAGTTCGTTTACTGGCGCATGCGCCGCGTGCAGGATGCAGGTTTTGGCGGTACTAACACAATGGAAGTACCGTTCCGTTTTGTGCCGTGCTTAGTAGCCGGATTGACCTACTACCTGTCCTTAAAGATTCCAGAAGCTGCAGGTCGTATTGAGATGCTCAAAATGGCGTATGACGAAGCATGGGCTACGGCAGCCGCTGAAGATCAGGAAAAAGCGTCTGTGCGCTTTGTTCCACGGCAGATGTTTATTGGTGGCGGTACATAATGGGGAATAGGTTTGCATCCGGCAAAAATGCCATTGCGGAATGCGACCGGTGTGGTTTTCGGTATAAGCTGACGCAATTGAAGAAAGAAGTCATTAAGACCAAGGTGTATAACTTACTAGTGTGCCCGCAATGTTGGGATCCAGATCACCCGCAGTTGCAGTTAGGCATGTACCCTGTTGACGACCCGCAAGGTATTCGAGATCCACGGCCTGATTTGAGCTACTATCAGTCGGGGCTAAGTTCTGATGGTCAACTGAGCGAGGGTAGCCGTATTACACAGTGGGGCTGGAGCCCCGTAGGGTTTGGTAATGGCGGTGATGCAGGCTTAGCTATAAACGATTTGGTTGGAACGAGCGCAGTGGGCACGGTAGCCGTGCAAATAAATTAGGAGTAGGCCATGAAACACGAAGACATGAAACAAGACAAGCCGATGATGGAAAAGATTGCTAAAAAGGCAGTCAAAGGCCATGAAAAAAGCATGCACGGTGCCAAAAAAATGGCTAAGGGCGGCGTAACGTCGGATCAGATGAAAGCCGTTGGCCGTAACATGGCACGCGCAAACAACCAGAAGACGGGCTAAGGAGCGATCATGGCTAAATTTTCCCAAAAAATGCAAGGCAAAGAAGTTGGCGATGCTAGCGTTTATGCTGCACCGCACACGATGTCTGGCAAAGCGGGTACCGGCGAAAAACCGCGTACTACTGGCGCTGAGTGCATGAATGAGATGAGTATTTCGGTAGGCACTATTTCTAAAAAGACGCGTCCGGACAATACCTCTGAAGGTATTAAAGTTCGTGGTACTGGCGCAGCAACAAAGGGACTGCGCGCGCGCGGCCCAATGGCCTAAGAGGTAACTTGTGAACTATGCGGAGCTTGTAGAAGATATTAAGTCGTACACACAGAATTACGACGCGGAGTTTATTTCGAAGATTCCTACGTTTGTGCGGCAGGCAGAGCAGCGCATCTACAACTCTATGCAGTTTCCTGTGCAACGCACAAACGTAATTGGGCAGGTAACTACAGGTAATCCGTACTTAACTACGCCTTCGGATTGGCTATCTACTTACTCTATTTCTGTTATTGACGGCAATACTGGGGCGTACGACTTTTTGCTAAATAAAGACGTAAATTTTATTCGTGAATCGTTTCCCTATCCGGCTGTTTCAGGCAAACCCGGGTATTACGCGGTATTTGATAAGAACACCTTTATTGTGGGCCCCACCCCTAACAGTAACTACGCAGTTGAACTGCACTACTATACGTATCCACCTTCTATTGCTACTGTTGGTACATCATGGCTTGGAGACAATTTTGATAGCGTATTACTTTACGGTGCCTTGGTAGAAGCATATACGTTTATGAAGGGTGAAGCAGATGTTATGCAGTTTTATATAGAGCGGTACAATGAGGCACTAGCACAAGCTAAGCGTTTGGCTGATGGCCTTGATAGACAAGATGCGTACCGTTCAGGGCAGGTAAGAATAGGGGTTAATTAATGAATAATACAGCTACAGTGCTTAGCGGTGCAGTTTCTGTCATAACAACTTCTGGGCGTGGGCGAACCCCTGAAGAACTTGCAGAAAGTGCATTGGATAAAATTATTTACGTAGGCTCACAAAGTCATCCAGTAATTCGGGAACAGGCAGAAGCGTTTAAAAGCCAGATCCGCACGACCTTGGTGATGTCCTTACGTGATGCTGTGGCCTCAGACAGAACTACCATAGCAAATCGGCTACGGGACGCGGGGCATCCCGAGCTTATTAGCCTTCTTAACTAGGAGTAGGAAATGGCAATCACTCAAGCAATGTGTTCGTCCTTCAAGGGCGAAGTAATGCAAGCACTACACGATTTTGACGCTTCAGACGGAAACACTTTTAAGCTAGCACTGTATACTAGTGCTGCAACTTTGGGTGCATCTACTACGGTGTACACAACTTCTGGTGAAGTGCCAAATACAGGCTCGTATGCTGCTGGCGGTGGCACACTTGTAAATAGTGGTGTGACAGTATCAGGAACCACTGGCTTTACGGACTTTTCTGATCTTGCGTTTACATCCGCTACTATTAATGCTCGTGGCGCGTTGATTTACAACAGCACAAACGCTGATCGTGCAGTCTGCGTTTTGGACTTTGGTAGCGATAAAATTTCAACCGACGGCACCTTTACTATCGTGTTCCCGACTCCTGATGCAACTAACGCAATCATTCGTATTGCCTAAAGGTGCTTAAATGGCTTTCATACTTAACGACCGTGTACTGGAAACGTCCACAACGACGGGCACTGGAGCTTTAACACTAAACGGCACGCCTTCTGGGTACCAGTCATTTTTGGATGGCGTAGGCAATGCAAATACGACGTTTTATGCGGTGTTTAATACGTCTGCCCCTGAGTGGGAAGTGGGCCTTGCCACGTTAAGTGCTGGCACAACTTTGACACGAACTACCGTATTTTCCAGTTCAAATGCGGATGCTGCCGTAAACTTTTCTGCGGGCACAAAGAACGTGTTTGTGACGTTGCCTGCGGGTAAGTTGGACGGAACTACTATTGGTAGTGTATCGCCTGCAGAGGGTACCTTTACGGATTTAATACTATCCACAGGATCGATAACAGTTCCATTATCTAACCCTTCCGCACCTACTGCAAATAATTACGATCTTTTTGCCCGCAGTGTGGCAGGTCGTATCATGCCCGCGTTCATTGGGCCGTCAGCACTGGATTCGCTTTTGCAGCCCCACATCGGCCGCAATAAGTTAGCGCACATATCCGCAGCCGGCAACTCGACAACTATCACAAGCGTAGGTACCGCACCCCTTACTGTTACGGGGACGGCTACTACCGTTAACGTCGCTACGACTAACGTGTATAGCCGCATGCGGTTATTAGAGTCGCTTGTGACAATCGCCAGTACTACGGCAGTTGCTGGATTTCGCCAACCGGCAGCCCAGTACACGCTAGGCGGCGCTTCTATTTTTGGTGGTTTCCATCTTATTGCTCGGTTTGGCCCTGCCACCGGCGTAGGTGCCGCCAATAGACGTTTGTTTGTTGGCATGACCTCCAGCGTCGCTGCACCTACTGATGTGAACCCAAGCACGTTAGTAACTATGGTGGGCGTAGGGTATAACACCGGCGACACAAACATGCAGATTTTCCACAATGATGCATCCGGAACTGCCACCAAGATAGACCTTGGCGCTAGCTTTGTAAAACCCTCTGCAGACCGTACAAAGATGTACGAGCTAGCTTTGTTTAGCGCACCTAACAGCGGCAGCGATATTGGCTACTTAGTCACCGACTTAGGGACGGGGGATACGGCTTCGGGCACTATCACTGGTGCTGATGTCCCCGCGGTAACGACGCTCCTTGCGTTTAGGATGTACAGCAGCGTGGGGGGCACTTCGTCAGTTACAGGTATTGCTTTGAACTCGATGTACCTTGAAACCGACTTCTAATGGCGACAGCCAGTAGCCATGTTTGGAGACTCGCCCCTAGCTGATGGCCCCATAGCCAGCCTGTTTGGGGAACCACTTATCTTCGTTTCTGCAACGGGGGTAAGTGGTTCTTCTGTTTCTGGCACCCTTGCCGTACAGGCAAGCGCCACCACGAACGTAACAGGCGTAGTTGCCTCGGCACAAGTCTACACTTTTAACGAAGTCGATGGTTCGGTGTTCGGCTTCGGTGCATTAGCCACCACGCCTTTTGGTGACGCATACAATGCGTTAGTTCGTGTAGTCGCAGATGTAACACCCCCTATAGCCGCCGTTACAGCCGCCGGGCAAACCGGAACGGTAGACGTAATCGCTACGGCGCTGGTTGACATAACCGGACTTGAGGGTACGGGGCAGGTAGGCACGGTCTTTGTAGCTGCAGACTTTTCTATCGCGGTTTCTGGCGTAGTTGCCTCGGCACAAGTCTACACTTTTAACGAAGTCGATGGTTCTGTATTCAGCTTCGGTGCATTAGCCACCACGCCTTTTGGTGACGCATATAACGCACTAGTTCGTGTAGTCGCAGATGT